TTTATATAGACCAAGATACAATACGTTTTAGTACATGGAACGCACAAGTAAAAGGCGGACGCGTTGTAGATATGTACGCATTCAGAGCAATAATTAAAAAGAAAAACCCGCACCACGATAAGTACTTGGCAAAATTATTAGCAGAAGTAAAGAAAAAGCAACCTATAAAAGTTAAGAAAGGTGGTAACTGTGCGTGGTTTTTTTTCATGGCAGATTGGCAATTTGGTAAAAAAGATTTGGGAGTTACAGGCACTATAGAGCTTATAAGGCGTGCTATTGTTGCAGGCAAACAGCAAATAAAAGATTTGAATAAACAAGGTTACGTAGTAAAAGAAATATACATAATAGGATTAGGGGATTTAATTGAAAACTGTTTTGGCTTTTATGAACACCAACCATTTAACGTAGAGCTTACTAAAACAGAACAAGAACATATAACACGTGTAATGATAATGGAAATACTTGACGGCTTTTTAGGTTGTGCAGAAAGTATTGTTCTTGGTGGTGTTCCCGGAAATCACGGCGAGAACAGAGCAGGTAAAGGAAGCGTTACAACAAATAGATTAGATAATGCAGACACAGAACAGATACAAATAGTTGGCGAAATTATTAAAGGTAGACCACGTTATAAACATGTAAAAGTTGTAATACCAAATGACTTCCATTTAACTTTGGAAGTTTTTGGTAAACGTATCGCGTTCACGCACGGACACATGACAAGTGGCGGTGGCGATATATGGAATAAAATAGACAAGTGGTGGAAAGGGCAGATGTACGGTTGGCTACCGGCAGGGCTTGCAGAAATACTTGTAACCGGTCATTATCATCATTTACGTATAGTAGAACAACTTGGGCGTACTTGGTTTCAAGCACCTAGCTTAGACCAATCCGCAGAATTTAAAGCACGTACAGGTAATGCAACACGAAATGGTGTGCTGAGTTTTACTGTAACTAAAGAGGGTTGGGATAACCTAAAAATATTGTAATAAGCTTGATTTAATCTACATTGTGAATACCATTAGTAGTGCATAAGGAGTTGAATATGGCTACGACAAAAATAGTAGGTATAGAAAATAGTATCTATGGTAAACCTATGTTGATAAAAGAAGTAGACGGGAAACTTGTTTTTACTGATTTACCAACAGGGATTACGCGTATAGAGGAGTTAAATAATAATAGCGTTATTAGCACCGATAATAAGTTGCATAATACCGAGCACTCTAACGCCTGATACATTACTAGAATATCAAACTTGTAAAGAACACAAACAAGTTGTAGAAGTAGTTGAGGCGTGGCAACCATTAGTAGCAGAATATTTTAAACCGGCAGACGTACCCAAAGCGTTAACGGTTATATACTGCGAAAGTTCTGGGCGTAAGCATGCCCGTAATTCTAACACCAATGGAACAGCAGACGTAGGCTTGTTTCAATTTAACGACACGACATGGAAGTGGTTAAAGGATAAATTAAACATAACTAAACCGCGTACAGACGCACGTACTAATGTGCGCTATGCAAGTTGGTTAGTGTATAACGACGGGTGGAAGCATTGGAAAAGCAGTAAACATTGTTGGGGGAAATATGACTATTGAACAATTTTTATTAATTGCAATATTAGTACTTCAGATATTAAGTTTTAAACTTAGATAGTTTTTACTGTTAAACTTAGAGAAGCAACCAAAGGAAGTTATGACAGATAAAATTAATGAATTACAATTTGGCAAAGAGGATATAAATAAATTTAAACCATATCCAGATAATCCACGTAAAGCTAATTTAGATAAGCTAGAGGAAAGCCTTAAAGAAAATGGGCAATACCGCCCTATAGTTGTTAATTCAAAAAATAATCAAATACTAGCGGGTAACCATACATGGAAAGCTATGAAAAACATAGGGGAAACAGAAATTTATGTTACTTATGTAGACGCAAATGAAGCTACTGCAAAAAAAATTGTATTGGTTGACAACAGACTTAATGATTTAGCAACATACGACACGGGCGTTATGAGTAATTTGTTATCAGACTTAATGTCTAGCGGGGAACTGTTGGGTACAGGTTTTACGGCAGATGACGTAGATGATTTGTTAGCAGAAGTAGGCGACGTAAGTGTTACAGAGTTTGAGGAATTTAAGGGTGGCTACGCTTTAACTGATGAGGAAATTGCAGAAGCGCAAGAAAAAAAACTACAACCACGACAAGATAATAAAGTTGCAGAGCCATTAAATGATGTTTTGTTGTATTTAAAAGATGATGATTATAAAGAATTTAAAGAAAAAATAAATGCAATTAGTGAAGCTATAGGCATGAACATTACAGAAGCAGTAGTAGAAGCTGTTAAGTATATGTATAAGGGTGTTATAGAAAATAAGAGCGGTGATAATTGGCTACCTAAGTGGGCTAGAAAACAAGATTAATGGACACGGTTTATATAATTGGTAGTCCAGCGAGTGGAAAGACTACTGCGCAAAAGTGGATAATAAATAATTGGCGACACGTAGAAAATAGAAAAAAACCAATAGCGCATAGAATTTATAGAGATATAAAGCAAGAGGGTTACCAAATAGTTTTAGGTAAAGATAGTCCGGTTTTTGGAGGCACAGATACATTAGCTTTTAATGCACTTGCACACATGCCAGATATATATAAAAAATGGGCAGATAAAGGGCAATTCAGTTTAGTTTTTGCAGAGGGCGATAGGTTTGCTAATAAAAAGTTTTTTAATATAGCTAAACAACATGGCAACTTGTACGTAATTAATTTAGTTATAGATGAAAAACATAGAGCAAACAGGTCTAAGTACCGCGCTATAAAAAATGATTTAACAGAACAGAACTTAGCATGGGCTAAAGGGCGAGTAACAAAAAATAAGAATTTAGCAAAAGCAGTACAAGCTATAAATATAGATTGTGGTTATTACGAGGATAACTTTTATATGGGTAAAACTGTACAAGACGTTGCTGATGAAATTAAAAAAGTAATTTATGATAGGATAGATAAATGACACAACTAATAGAAATAATAAAATCAATAGATATAAGTAAATACGAACAACATGAATATAGAAATATTGTAGACGCGATAGTAAAAGAGTGGAAGTTACAACACGTAGATAAAATACTTGACAAAGCAGGTTGGTTAGACATTGGTGGTAGCGAGTAATGTGTAGGTCTTGTAATATAGATACAGTATTGGACGGCGATACAGGACTTTGTTACGATTGTAATAGGGGTGATATATGATAGACATAAGATTAAGAAGTAAGATTAGTGAAGCTGAACTAGAACAAAAGTTAGGCAAGATACTTACTGATGACGATTACAACATACTAATAAAAAAAGATACAACTATACGTGGTCTTAATGGCGAGTTAGTTGCTGTGTTCCAAAAAGGAATTATACCTGATGATGTTGTAGAACAAACATACCCTACGTTACATGATTTAAAAAAGCACCAAACTAATAATCGTGGTATGGCAAGTGGTATGCCTAGAATAAAACGGCGCATAGGTAACCGTACAGACACAGTTAAAAGTATTGCAAGTACAGTTGTAGGAAGCATGGACGCAGTTGGTCCATTCCAATATTGTAGACTTACTGCATATAGCGGTAAGGAAACAGACAAGTATAAAAACTTATTTCCATTGTTTGAATTTATAGGGCAACAAATGGCTAAAGTAGCACCGGAAAGATACAAAGCACAAATGGAACGTGTAAACAATACACACGCTGATTGGGTAATACCTAACACACCATTTACAACAATTACTGTTAATAACAGTTACCCTACAGGCGTTCATACAGACAAGGGCGATTTAGATGAGGGCATTAGTACATTAGCTGTAATTAAAAAAGGAAAGATAAGTGGTGGATATTTAGTACTACCAGAATATAGAGTAGCTTTTGCAATGGAACATGGGGATTTGCTTATATTTAATGCGCATGAATGGCACGGTAATACAAAGCTAGAAAAAGAAACAGACGACGGGGAACGTATTAGTGTCGTTTGTTATTACAGAACTGATATGGAAAATTGTGACAGCATGGAAGCTGAAAATAAAAAGAAAATAGATTACGGACAAAGACGATTAGTAAAGTAGATTGGCAACCTAATGAAACTTACGCTGAGTACAAGGCGCGTAAGTACGCAGGCATGCAAGGTATGGGGCAACCTAATTCACAAAAACGTATGGCAGGTAAATGCCCTAATACAAATAAGATTAAAACTGCGTGTGATTGTAGGACGTGCATAAACAGGCGCAACAGAAGTAAAGGTAGGCGCAAACAAAACATAGCACGTAAAAAGCTAGGGATAAAAGATAACAGGTTTCACGGTGCAGACGCACATGAGGAAAATTGGAATACCGGTTTAAGAGTTGAAGTTAAAGCAGGCAAACAGGTACAACCTGTATTTACTTTATACAACAAGTGCAAACTACAAAGTGATGTAAGCCATAACGCAATAGGTGGTACTAATAAACCGTTTATACAAGTTAGCATGCCGGACAACAGTACTAAAGGTATTGTGATGTTTGAACTAGATAATATAGAAAATGTTTGTGTAGAAGTTTTAAAAAACTTTGGTTATAAGTTTGGCGATTAGTGGTGTTCACTAAGCTACGCGTTGAAAATCATACGCTGAAAGGTTAGCTGTCCGTAACTCTCTTACGGCTCTATTCCACACACGCCAATTATTATATTTTTATTTCTTTTGCTTCTTTAGACTTTTTGCTAACTTCTTTATTACAATATCTGCAATAGAATATAACATCTAAATCTAAATAAGCATGCCCGCTAATTTCACAATTATAAGGCTCTTTAGTCTTTTTACTTTCAAGCATTAAACCTAAAGACGTCCAATGCTTAATTATTGCATAAGGTGTACAAGCTATACTAGACCAATCAGTACGATATGCAACTACACGGTTAATAATGTCATCATAGGTAGCACCTGCTAGCGCTAGCTCTTTGGCGCATTTATTAAACCCGCTAATTTCACTTTTTGTACTTGGCTTATAGAAAGCTTCTACAAGCGCAGAATATTGTTCTGCATATTTACTATGGTTATATGACTTTGGTTTGTAGTCCATACTTGAACTACCCGCCTGTTCACTTGTGAACGAGGGTACGTCATATATGAATTTAGGCACATTAATTACAGTATAAAGGTTGCTAGTTTGCTCGCCTGTTGCGTTGTTGTAACGTGGCTCAATAGTAACTGCACTTATTGTTTGCAGTTCCTCCATAGCTCTTTTAACTGTACTAATGCTAACTCCCATACGCTTTGCAATAGTTTTATGACTAGGATAACAAGTGCCGTCGGTCTTGTCTGCATACCGTTTTAGTACTGCATACAACCTAACAGCTTGTGCCGTTATGGGCGCGTCTAAAACCCACTCCGGCACAATAGCAAAATAAATATCGCTTTCTATGCTGTTACCCTTAGACATTAGAACGGTGCTACATCAGGCGCAGTATGTTGCTTTGCCTGTGGTACGTTACCGTCTATTGTTTCTTTTAACTTTGTGATTAAATCACTAGCAACACCCATGTTCATATTAGGTGTAACTAATTGCTTATACCCGTCTTGCTGTGCTAGTGGTAGTTCTTTTATCAGACTAATGATAAAGTTTTTTTGTTTATCACTTGCAGGCGCTTTAGGGTTAGCAGGCTTTGCGTCCTTGTTAGCTGTTTTAGCCGGCTTGTAGTTGTCAGCAGGCTTGTATACAGGCTTTGCAGGTGCGCTAGGCGTTACTGCTGTGCTTGTGCCGTTACCATAAACGTTTATCATGGCGTCAGCAAATTGCAAAGTTACATTATTGATTTCCTCTACAGTAATTTTATTTGCTACTGCTAAATCAATAGCGCCTTTAAATGCGCATTGTGCAACTATTAGATTATCTCTACTCATGTGTTTTACCTCCTAAAGTAGTTTTAATTGTGGCTTTGTTGCCACCTTATCTTTCGGCGTGCTTACTAAGTAGTAAACATATTCACCGTCTTTACGTTCTAAGGTTTGTATATCCCAACCGTCGTCGTGTCGCAAGTTGTAGATAACTGCACCAAACCTTGTACAGCGTAAATCGTAAACAAACTCGCCATTACTAATTGGCTCGCTTGCTCTATATCTTTCCAATACGTAGGCTATTAATTGGCTTTTGCTTTTTACATAAGGCGGTATAATACTTCCACGAAAGTACCTTACTATGTCTTTTGATTTAGACATTTTGCGCCTCTTTGTATAAACGTACAATTTCTGCTTCTAGTGGTTTAACTTCTACTTTTTTAAAGTTATACCAATTAGGAAACTGTAATTGTGTTGTGTCAATTAGTGCTTGTATTGCTTTTAAAGTGAAACTCAAATTACCATGCG